GATGAAGTAAAACCTGGACGATTAATAGTAGTCCTAACATATCCAGAACCATGGCATGTAGGGCAATCTTTTCCTTTACTAAAACCAACACCACCACATTTACTACAACCCTCAGTAAAAGATACACTTAATCTTTCTTTTGCCCCAAAAATAACTCTAGACAATTGTAATGATCTTTGTACAACAACAACTTGCCCATTTACAGGTTTATGTATATTTGGTCTCTGTCTTTGTTGATTAAACTGTCGTCTAAGGTCTGTCCCACCAAAAAAATCGTTTAAATTAAATGGTTGCTGTGGATTATCATATTGTTCACGCTTAGTATCATCCGATAAAATTGAATATGCTTCAGATATTTCCTTAAACTTATTCTCTGCCTCTTTATCATCAGGATTATGGTCTGGATGAAAAGTCATTGACAGTTTTCTATATGCCTTCTTAATTTCATCCTTATTAGCTTCTTTTTCTACTCCAAGTACTTTGTAATAATCAGTCATAATTTTAATTACTCCATTAATGCAATGTTTCCCAAGTAAAACCACACTCAGGACAACTGTATTGATCTTCTTCTACCTCATATGCTATAGCATTACATCTTATACAAGTATGTACCATATCTTCCATATAGGCTTTCTTATCTACAGGACGTGACTTATGGTTTTCTACTGCTACATCAAAAATAGATTTAGCTTCTTTTCCAGATAAAATATAATTTGTTTCTATTACACCATTAGTAGCATTCCAAATAGAACCACAATCTTCACAAGCATATGTTGAAATAGTATTGGTACCATCACAATGTATACAAGTTATAATCTTTTCATTAAATAATTGAATGTTGTCACTATCACATTTTGGGCATAACATATTTTATTCCTCCTTGTCATACACACCATAAATCTTAGATGGGTCTTCCAAAAATTTAAGTATCTGACCTATAACAATAACACCATCCTCAACAATTTGAATAGCATAAGGAGCAAAACAATGGTCAGTTGGTAAATCAGGATATTGTGATGTAGCAAATAACACCTTAGTAATAGCAGGTAAATATAAAGTATTATTTTCGTCATTAAAAATATTAAATTTTCCAGCATCCTCATCAAAGAATTTTGGGTCCAAATCGTGGTAGTCACCTTCTCTAGGTAACTTAATAATATACTTACCAATTATTACTTCAAATTTATAATCATGTGCTGGCATCAAAATAGGTGGTGGTGTACCACGTATTATTTCATTTTCTGGCATAGTACCTCCTAGTCTAAGACTACAAAATTATCAACAACAACCTCTGTCCAATACTTCTTTTCTGGTGTATTACACTGTTTGCACTTACCATCGTAAGATCTTTCTTCTATGTGTCCATGGATGTGTACAAAATCATCTTTTCCTACTTCAGCTAATCCCTCAGCAAGTTCGTTCCATGCTGCAATTTTTAAATACTGTGATTTGTCATCAATAGGAATAACCAACTTCCCCTTAAACAAACTACTGTTGTTCTGTCCAACCGTCTTAAGCTCTGGCCATTGTATCTTTCCTTTTAAACTTACAAAATTTTCTCCATTCATAATATAATCTCCTTAATAATATGTATCTAAATATTCATATATCTGTTCTTTAGTAAGATCCGACGGATCTAATCCTTTTCCATTTTCATCTACTTCTTGTATAAACACAGGTGAAACACTTAATTTACTTGATAAATCTTTACATGCGATAGATGTACCTGACACCCCTGCTTCATCATTATCTAACAATATAACAGCACCTTTAAGAGCATATAAACACAGTAAAAACTGTTGACCTTCTGTTACTCCAGAACCCATAACAGCAACTACATTTTTTATTCCATATTCATGTAATTTCCACACACTCTTGAATCCTTCTACCACTATTAAAGGTAACTCTTCACCATATACTTTTGCTTTATCCATGTTATATAAACAATCTTGTTTATTAAATCCTGGGGTTAATATATACTTGTTACTTTCATCCACATTACTACGCTCATCTCTTAAACTGTAAGCTACTAAGCCACCTTTATCATCTCTTATAGGTATAACACTTCTAACAACTCCATATTTGTCTACCCAACCATGCCCAACTTCAAAATGAGATAGTGTATCTTCTGTATAACCTTGTTTTATAAAATAATCATTTCTTAAAGCTATAAAATCTAACAAAGAACCCTCATTAACTTCTTTAGGTTTTAAATCTACATCTCCATAAGTGTCTATAAAACTTTGTATTTCTTTCTTTCTTCTTTCAGCTATAAAATCAACATTCTCCATACCACTACAAAATTGTTTTAAGTATTCAACCGCGCCCATAAAATCTTTACCTGTCACTGCTCTTACTAATCCTACAACATCATTACCAAATCTTTCTTGACATTTATGGGTGAAACAAGACCAAGTATTAGTTTTCTTATTAAATCTAAAAGCTGTTCTATTGTCACCGCCATGTATAACACAAGCGCTTCTGAATTCTTTAGCGGACTCAAAGGTCTCCTTAAATCCAAGACTATGTAACAAATAACCAGGTTCTATTACAGATTTAATATTCTGTAATTGTTCTTTAAGATTCTCCCAATCTTTATCACTATTCTTATTGTAAGTCTGCGTCTTCATAATCCATATCCTCTGAGGCACTATCGTTGTTTACTACTTTATCAAAATTAGTGAAGTACTGTTTATTACTGGCCACTTCGACAATTCTCATAATTTCTTTATGAAAATTGTAACCTATACCATGTCTATTAGTTGCTCCACCACGTCTTGTATCACGTATTTCTAATTTATGTGTGCCACAATATTTACCACCTTCTTCTAATTCATCTGGTGGCCTTTCATACCAGTGGGCTACAACATCTGCATACCTAGCAATTCTATCACTGTCTGCAACATCGTTATCTCTATTCAACTGAACAGCAGTTAAAGCAGGTATATCCAACTGTCCTGCCAAATCCTTTAGCTTTGTAGTAACATCACCAAGCAACTGATATTCTTTCCTACTTCTATCTAAAGAAGTACTATTTGGTTCTTTAAGATAATCAAACACAATCAACCCTATATCTTCTTTGTATTTATATTTCTTATATAAAGCCACCAACTTTTCTACAGAATAGCCAGGCATATATTCATGGAAAAGCCTTCCCTTAGACACAATGTTAGAAGATTTAACAAGTTTTTCATAGTCAATATCACTATACCCACCATGTTTTATATCTCTTTCTTTTACTCCAGATAAAGAAGCTAACATACGAGGACGCCACTCTTCAAAAGTTAACTCTGTATCAACATATAATACTGGTTTTCGTTGTATATAAGCTACATGGCCTGCTATATTAGATAAGAGTGTACTCTTACCTTTCTTTTTCCTAGCAGCCACTACAAACAACGATCCTGGGGTCATACCATCTATTTGTCTATCTAAGATTTTATAACCAGTAGGAAGACCACTCATTTGAATTTTATGTTCTCTTCTTTCTTCTATATATTGGTCTAGTCCAGTGTTTAAATTTACTGGTTCATCTATATTAAATCCTCTCATAGATAAATCCATAACTGAACCTTCAACCGCACCTAGTAAATCTGAACTACTCAATCCCTCTTTAGAATTACTTTCTATTTCAATAGAACTCTCTTCTAAAAGTGAATGTAACCTATATTTAGTGTTAGCTTCGACCACAGAATTCAAATACAATTCAAAATTATCAGCTTTAACATCCATACTATACATAGTTTGAATATATTTAGGACCACCTATATCATTTAGCACACCAATAGCAGATGCTTCAGATATAATTAGAGTTGGCTCTAAAGATGCTGCATTTTTACCAGACAAAGCTGCAAAAATTAACATCAAAACTTCATGTTGACTGTACAGAAAATCCTCAGGATCTAATCTTGCACAAACTGCATAGTAGGATACCAGATCCTTCATACAGTAAGCTATTAAAGCACGTTCATCTGCTGGCCTACAAAATAATTCTTTGGTTTTCAAATCACCCATTAATGACGCTCCTGTCTAATCCTATAAAGTTCATTCTCTCTACGTGTTAATTCACGTTTTAACGTAGCAATCAATTCACTCACCTGTTTATCTATTCCTTCTATGTAACGTAATTCTTTTTGTGAGGCTTCTAATTTTGTTTGCATATCCATTAATTCAGTATCCATAGATATTACGTAATCAAATCCGGCGGCCTTTGTTTTAAATTTTTTAGTATCAACGTCACCTGAAGCAAGAGTTAATGTTACTGATCTGTCTATGTTTCTTGTAAGTTCATGTACTTCAGCTTTAGTAATATTTCTCTGATAAGTAAAATAAATTAAGTACTGAGATAGACACATAGCATAAGAACTTACAACAACACCGTCTAATTTATCTAAACTCTTTGGATCAAGCTCCCAAATTTCATCTAACAAATCTTTATTAATCTTTATCTTCTTAAAAGATAATACATCTTCATTCATATGTCAACCCCCTACTAAGAAATTAGTTCATCTATCTCTCGTTCACTCAAAGGTCTATTATCATGCATACCTGTACAAAAATACTGCCATTCAACAACTTCTCCAGTAAAAGGATCTCTTACGGGGAGATAGTTAGATTCCATATTAACAAGCTTTAAACCATTAAACCCAGTCTGTCTACAAATTAAGCTAAGATTACAATATCTATATTCACCTGTCGTAGTTCCATCATCGAGTGCCACGAAATCAGGACAATCTTTACAATATTTTTCTGCATCTGTCATATTTATTACCTCACTCAAAAAAATTAAATTCACTATCAAAAGCTTCGCCTATCTTATAACTTATCAGAGAAGTAGTTAGTTTCTCTTTTTCATAAAACCTTATTAAATACATATCCTTCTCTTGAACATATTCTATTTTAAGATTGTCTCTATATTTTTGTGCTTTAAAATTACTAACGTCACCATGAAAATGTTTTACAAATTTAATATGCTGTTCACCTTGACACTCAACAAACGTGTTCATTTCTGGTACAAAGAAATCAAAGAATAATTTTTGTCTTTTAAAATTAACATAGTGTTCACTAAAAACCCTTTTATGTGGGTTAGATGGGAAAATATCATTCAGCAGAGAGTGGACCTGGGTTGCTATGAGACTCATAATGCTCCTTTAAATTTATTCTATCTATAACTTCATTCCTTATAGTATTATACATATCTTTATTAGAGGGATCTTTCAAAGCAGCTACGGCCTTCAATTCTCCTTGAGCTAATTTTGTTCCCTGATAACTATACCAAGCACCCTTTTTATCAATTACCCCTGTCTCTGCTGCCATATCTAGAATTTCCCAACAAGCATCATACCCTTTACCGTAAATAAGATTAACATTGGCCTTCTTAAATGGTGATGCTAATTTATTTTTTATGATTTCAAAAATTGTTCTATGACCAATAACCTCATCAGTTTCAGGGTCAACAAGTCTTCTTGCCTTAGCCTCCGGCCCTCGTACTAAAATCCTACCAGTAGCATAAAAAGGTAATGCTTCTCCTCCAGAAGTTGTAGATGGGTCACCATAACCATCTAATTTCATACGTATTTGGTTAATAAAAATAAGTAAAGTATTAGTTTGGCTAGCTATTGGGCCTATCTTACGTAGAGCTTTACTCATAAGTTTAGCTTGTGCGCCCATTTGTTGTTTATCAATATCCGCTTCAGCTTCTGCTCTAGTAATTAGTGCACTAACACTATCCACAA